AATCCACTTTTTAACCATTCTAAAAATTTTCTAAATGGCGACAAAACAATACCCATAATTTTTTTTATCATAGGACCCCCCGTTTATAATTATTTAGTAGCTAGTTCGTATAATATAATTAAAACAATAACTATACCAATAGTAATTTTTTTATTGGCTATAGCTAAAGTCCATAATCTTTTAGCTTCTTGTTTTATTTTTTCCATATTTTTCTCCTAGTTAGTCGTAAATATCCCCCCAATTAGATCCGAACTCATAGTCTACTTTGTTGGGAACTTCAAGTGTAACAGCATTTTCCATAATCTCAACGATTTTTTGGGCTTCTTTTTCGTTCTCAATAGATAAATCTAATTCATCATGGATCTGTATATGCGGTATTATTCCCTCTTTGTAAAGCTCTAGCATAGATTTTTTTGTCATATCTGCGGCACTTCCTTGAATTAATTTGTTCAATGCCTTGTATGTATAGGCTCTTCTAATCCCTGGTCCATGTTCCCTAAGTGCTTCTTCATGAGGCAATGCCTTATGCATCCCGAATTGATTTGGTTCCCATAAATGGAAGCGACAAAGACGACCCAGTAAGGTTCTTATCTGTCCTCTGTCCTGGGCTCTATTAGAAGCTTTCCCCATTAACTGTTTAACAAACGGCACTTTATTATGATAAGTTGTAAACAAGTCTGCTGCTTTTTCTTTAGTGACTCCTAGTTCTGCCTGAAGTTTTGTTTTACCCATACCATAAAATAATCCTAAGTTAATTGTTTTGGCTTGTGATCTTGGAATTTCTGCCATATCGGCAACGGTTTGATGAAAATCAGAATTAGAATCATTTTGATAAGCATCAACAACATCGTAAACGGAAGGAAGTTTATATAAAGATGCATAGTGAACGACTAATCTTGGTTCTTGTTGAGAATAATCAAAGCATCCCCACTTACATCCATCTTCAGGAAGAAATAAAGATCTTATCTTTGGGCCTAAATCTTTATTCCTTGCAGGAATTTGTTGGAGGTTAGGATTCTGATAAGAAAATCTTCCGGTCACTGTTCCTCCCCCTGCATTTCTAAGTTGGTTTATCTCTGCATGTATTCTTCCTTTATGTTCATATCTTAAAATAGAATCAATAAAAGTTGTGTGAGCTTTATTAATTTCTCTTGCCTTAGCGATCATATTAACAACAGGATGTTTATGTTCTTGTAAAAAATTTTTAGTAAATGATGGTGCTTCAGTTTTTTCTGTACGTGGGTACTCCAATCTTAATACATCAAATACATTAGCTATACTTCTTGCTGCCCAGATCTGTGTATCAATATTAGTTTCTCCTTTTATCTTATGTAATAAATCTTGTTCTGCTTTTTTAAATTCTGTTTTCATTGCATGTGCTTTTTCAATATCTACGCGCACACCCTTAAATCTCATGTCAACCAGGCACGGAAATAAATCAGATTCTAAATCAAATATATCTTCCAAGTCCTGATTAATAATTTCTTTTTTCATTTCTTGCCAAAGACCAAAGGTTACTTCAGCGTCTCTTTCTGCATAAGATCCAACATGCATAGCCGGAAGTTTGTACATTTCTGCTTTAGGATCAATGCCCCATTCAGAAGCTGCTTCTGCTAGTGCTGCTTCATTTTTACCATAACCTAGATAATGCCAAGATAAACTATTGAGATCGTAACGAAATCTGTTCTCGTCAGTTACGGCTGCGGCAATCATAGTACATGCTATATCGCCGTTTATTTTAAAGCCCATAGCCCTTAACCAACAGACATCGTAAATAGCATTGTGAAAAATTTTTGTAGATGGTGCTTCTAATACATCTTTTAACCAGGCCAGGACACGTTGTTTATCCATGTTACCACCACCTTCGTGAGCAATTGGAAAATATCCTTTGTAATGTTTTGTTGCAACTGCAATACCAATTACTTCTCCATTACCAATAACAGAACCTGATCCTTTTTTAATTAAATCAGGATCTCTTGTTTCTAAATCTATTGCAATCTCTTCTACCTGACGTAAGTCTGGAAACTCTGTAGGTTTAACCCATTCAGTCTGTGCTTCAAACTTAGGAATTTTCATTGGACCCCGTTCTTGATTTAAAGACCTGACTTTTTTGTGTCTCATCTCCATAATCTCTTTCAATAATCATATCAATATAATGTTTGGCTTTTTCTAAATCTTGTGCTTCTCCTTTATGTGCATGTCTGCAAATATATTTAATAGCATTTCCTTCTGCAAATTGCAATTTATTCCTGTTTATAAACTCACTTGGCTGAATCACCATATCTTTATAGTGAGATCCTCCAACTTGTTTATTGTAGACTTTCGATGTCATATCCATTGGCCTCCTTTTTAGCTGTCATGATATATAAATTTTGGCGCGTTCTTGTAACCCCTACATACCAAACTCTGTTTTCTTCATCTGCTTTTTCCCAATTTTTTTCTACTGCTTCTCTAATTGTTTTTGTATTATCTAAAATAAGTAAAACATTTGTTGCTTCACCACCCTTTGCAGAATGTATTGTGGATAATTGAACTCTTGCAGTTTTGTTTAATTCTTCTTTATGTCTCAATAATTCTCTAATATATAAACATTCTTCAGGATTAATCGTGAATACATCATACCATCGCTGAGTATGACTAAAACCAAATTCTTTTAAATCATACAGTCTTTCTTCTTTTAAATTATTGGTATAAGGAACACAGTCTAATACGTCCTTTATTTCACTTAAGGAAAGTTGATCATTTTTATTCTGCCATCTTGTGTAGTTTAAAACACTTTTAAACAACGTCGCCCTGAAACTTTTACGACCTTTATATTGAAAATAAACCCCGAGATCCTTAAGAATGGGTTTAAGTTTTTCGAGTCTGTCGTTAGTTCTAGCTAGTATTAACCAATCACCTTTTTCTAAAGGAGCATCTTCTATTGAACTAATATAATTAACAACTCCTTCTTCGTCTCTTGCTTTCCAAATCTTTTTTATTCTTCGTTCATCTGGAATCCTATCTAAAATTTTATCAGCTATATTCTGTACTTCTTTTGGAACCCGATAAGATTGTGGCAAGATAATGTCTTTTTTAGATGTAATATCTTGAAATTTTTTAACGTCCGCACCAGCCCAGCCATAAATTGCTTGATCGTCGTCTCCTGCTAGTATAACATATTTGGAGTTTTTACGTAAAATTTCCACCATTTCCCATTGTATTGGAGATAAATCTTGTGCCTCATCAATAAACACCAGGTCATATTTTGGACACAATTTCGCCACATTAAATTTTTCAATCATGTCGGTAAAATCATACAGCTTAAAAGATTCTTTATAGTTAGTTAATTCTTTGTTTAAAATATGTAATAAATTTTTTTCAAGTTCGTACGAATACATGCCGGTGTTATATTCATCTTCTATAGATATGCCCTTGATTCTAGCTGTATTTATTAGGTTAAAATATTCACTATTGGAATCCACAAACCCTGTTGTTTCTTGGCCGTCAGAATAAATTGTTACTTCAATACCAACCTGTCTCCCTATATCTTCATAATGTTCATCTTGCATTACTTGACTTTTTTTCATACCCAATCTCCAGAAAGCCAGTGAGTGGAGAGTGCGGAAATGTTTTAAATCTTTTTTCTGTAAATGTTTAAAAGTATCCAGCATTCTATTAACAGCTTCTGTAGCTGCTTTTGTTGTAAATGCAAAATAACCTATCTTATCTAAAGGAGTTCCAAGTTTATAAAAAGTTTTTGCGTAGTTAATGAGCTTGGTTGTTTTCCCTGTTCCCGGAGGCCCGTATATTTTTCTACTGATCATAATCCTAAATTTAAATATATCCAAAGTGCTGTGAATAAAACCACGGTTATTAAATCCATTTTAGCTGCCATCCCATTCCTCACTGTTTTGTGTTGCATAAAAAAATTCACATTTTTTCCCGTTAAGTCTTCCCCCCTTTACCCACCAATCTTCGTGGACTGAGTAATGTTTTGGAGAAAAACGTTTACTTTCGTCATCTAAATTTTCTTCTTCATAGCAAAAAAAAGGTTTTACTTGTTTACACTTGGTACAATAAAATAAATTTTTCTTTTTCCACCAATTAACGGAATCGGTTTTACAGTCCAGGCAATATTGATCTTTGTTTGGATGTGTTTTACCTTTTAAATAATATTCAGATGTGGGTGTATTCCATTGTAATTGTGTGCCTGCTTCATTCCACATCTCATCGATAGATTTCAAATGAGTATCTGCATTATTAATACCGTTGTCTCTAATTAGATAAGTTTTACCCCCATCTCCTGTTATACGACAATGCCAGCCGCCTAGAGTGTCCATAAAACCGATTTGTTTTTCATCATCTCCAATAGAAAACACACAGTCAGCACTACTATAGTCCTGTAAAACAACTGGCTCCTTACCTTCTTCCCAAAATGAGTCACGGACATATAGAAGACCCATTCGATCTTGGCCATCTAATTGTAAATTGGTTCCTAAAATCAATAACTCATATGGTAAATCTTTAATTCCAGAGTTCTCTATTCTTATTCTATCAGGATGTTTTTCCCAGTCTTCTACTGTATCAATAGGTTTAACATCTACTAGAATTTTTTTATCTTTTCCTATAATTAAAAAATCAGGTATCCAATTGTTTAAACCTTCTATGTCGGGCTCATATATTATATTCCACCCCAATCTTTTCATAAATAAATACCATCGCGCTTCTAGTTTACTTCTAAATTGTATGCCGTCTATTTTTATTGGTATTGCTTTCATCACATTATCTCCGTTTGATGTTTTATTTTATCGTGATATATAGGGATTTCTTCAAAGGACTTTATGTTTATTTGCACCACATTCTTAGTAGAAGAATTATATTTTCCCTTGTCTTTAACAGGAAACCTTTTTTGATCTAGAAACTGTATTTCACATTCCCGGTAAGTTGTTACCATTATACGTCCTGTTTTTTCTTCTTTATATTTCCAATCTTTAGCTTTTAATCTATCATAAAATTTATCAAATTTAAAAAAGGCATAACCATCTTCCATTAGTACTGATCCGCTTTTAAATGCGGCGTCTGTTGTTGCTCTTGGTCCATTTATTTTTGCATGTAAAACATCATGTAGTTTTTCTTTAGGAGAAGTTCCTATTGGTGGAGATACTGTAGTTTGTGTTTTATATAATTCATCCATTACAGTTTGTTCTGCGTCTCCTTTAATTAAGGGTGGTAAAAATCCTGCATCTTTTGAAATTGCGTTTCTTCTTTTCCGTTGATCATTTAAATGTTCTACAGATCGGCAGTGTATTGTTACTTTACCAATGCCGTCTGGTTTAATCACATCAAATTCATATTCAGGTTCTTCAAAAATTTCTATCTTTCTTAAATTAGTTAAAACAGGATAAGATCCTCTTGACCCTGAAAGAACTCCAAATTTTTTCTTAACACAGATGCCCTTTTTACAAAAACTAGCAATAGGGTCTGCAGTACAGGTATAACCTTTTTCAGTTTTAGTCCAAGAATTTACTTTAGATTTTAGTTTTTGATCCGACCACGCAAGAGCATGTGCCTCGTCAAAAAATTTAACGGGAGCATTCTTTACTTTCTTCTCCCAATCATCGGGATGTTTCATCTTAACTAATACGTGATAGTTGTATAAAAATCTATCCCTACCATCAAAACCTTTTTTGTTAGATATTTTAGATACGTCTGCAAGACAAGGTGGACCATCAATAAAATCTTCATTAACCCCTTCGTATATTTTTTTATCTAAACCTGCGGTAATAGTTTTTAATTGATCTTTTGAGACTAGATTGGCTTCTACAACCTGTAAAAATTGGTCTAATTTAAATGGTGTACCATCTATATTTAAAGCATGTCTCTTGTCTCCATAGTAAGGTAGGTTAATAAATTGTCCTGGTTTTAATTTTCCAGTTTCTTCATGTTTTGTGAGTTCTGTTTGTTTGGGAAATATTTCGTTGTTGGGTTTTAGTTTAAAAAGAGGAAGTAGGTTAGTTAAGAAAGATACAATATCTTTTGCATTTATAAAATTATCCATGAATAAGCAAAGATGTAGTCCTCCACTTTTAGATTCAATCGGTATTAAAGGTAGATTATAATCCTGTATTACGTCGATAAAAATTTTCTTATTAAAATCATCGTAGTCGTTTGGGTCAATATCTATAACACCCAGTCTTGCTTCTGAATTTTCATTACATGGTTGTATGCCAATGGAAATTTTACCTTCTAGATGAGCCTGGTAAACTTTTTCAGTTAGAGGTTCGTAATTCCATCTGTATACCGGTTTCTTCTTTCCGCTTTCTGGATCTACTATTGCTTCTTCATGTTCAAAGTCAGCTAACCCGTAAGCAGCACGATAACCATCAAAATATTCTATATATCTTTTATTCATAACTTTATCCTGTGTGGGCCCTTCAGTCTCCCTCTAGGCCCACACGGTGCGCTCATTCTCTTAGAGAATTAGATAATGCCTTGATCTTTCGGTTTATCTTCGCCGTGTTTCGCTCTGACAGAACCTTTAGAGATACTTTCAGAAAACGTTTTCGCTTGTTGATAAAGTGATTGATCAGTTATGGGTCCAACCTTACTTACTTCCCAACCAAACCAAGTGCCTTTATCGTTTGACATTTGGGTTGTTTTTAGTCTGTAAATATGGCTAAAAGATGCCGGTGTAAATAAACCGTTTTGACCTTTTAGTTTGATTCCCGACATCATTGAATTCCATTTTCTACTAATTTTTAATTGAGTAGATTTCATAGATATCAATGCAGTCGATGGACTATCGCCGGTTATGATTACAAAATGCGATGCAGTCTTTTCAATATAATTACCACTTGGTAATCTATCTTTATAGTTTGCATCTGGTTTTGTTTTAGACATGATATCAGATGAAGAATCATAGATTGCAACTGGTGCACCCGGTCCTTCTCCTCTATCTTTCCATTCGATGTACTCAAGTTTATAAAAGCATGGAATTACATCTATGCCTTTTACACCATCGTACAACTCTCCAGAGACAGAATTGAAAATCATTCCTGGCTCTGAACCTTCGACATACTTACCGTCACGTTTATTAACTTCCGGTGAAAGTTGTCCAAGGATTTTAAGAAAAGGAAGAGCTAGATCTTCTTGACCTATTTTGCCCAGTCCTTTTGCTGCATCTTCTTCAAAGATATTTGAAGGAAGTCCTGCAGTCTTTTTTTCTGCTACTTGGTTCATGTTTATTTGTTCCTTGTTATTTTTGTTCTGTTGCCCGTGAACAGGTTAAAAAGATCAGAGGGCATTTCTTGTCCAGCTTCTAAACGCTCTCTGACCAATGCTTTAAGTGTCATTGGTTCGACCTTTAATTTCTGGACAGGTTCGTACCCTTGACCTTGCGCAAGGACCGCATATTGCGATGCCTTGTTATCTTCGTGACGACCAAAGGCAACGGTGATTTCATTTTTAATCAAATCACCTAGGCCGTTATCTCGAAGCCATTTAAATGCTTCTTCCTTTTTCGCAACAGGAATGGAAGCACCGTAGACGGGTTTTACTTCTACTGAAGTTCCGTCTGCTAATTTTAATGTAGAGATGTTCATTTCCTGCATCATTGTAGGAATAACCTCCCCCGAAACTAAATCTACTTTTCTTTTTAGTTCCTTTAACTCTTGTTCTTTAACTAGAAATTCTTTTTCTAGGTTTTGTAGTTTTACAACTTGATCAGATAATTTATTGGCATCATTTGCACCATCTAAATCTGCACGTTGGTCTTTTTCAAAATCAATATTATTCATCGATTTCTCCTTTCTCATGTAGGTTTATTTTTAAAGGATAATACATTTTTTCTTGTCTATCCCATTTTAGCAAATTAAATTTGCCGTTTGTAATATCAGAAACTATAGAACACGCAATTCCAATAATTGCCGGGTCTCCAGTTAACAATAAATAATCTTCTGGATTATAATCCTTTAATAAATTTCGTAATTTAAAAATTAAAGGTCCTGGTGAAAATATTATTTGCGAAAATTCTGGAAGTAGGAATTTAAACTCTCCGTATTCCCTTGCGCTCATAATATTTATTTTAGGAGTGCCAGCTTTAGTGCCCGGTAGTTCTTGAAGAACGTATACTATTTTTTTTCTTTCTGTCATTGACAATACATATAAGGTAGTCTATATAAGATGTCAATACAGAAAGAATAAAATATTATGAAATATAAATTTAAAACAAAGCCATACGCACATCAATTAAAAGCGTTAGAGCTTTCTTGGGAAAAGCCGTACTTTGCCTATTTTATGGAAATGGGTACTGGTAAATCAAAAGTACTGATAGATAACATTGCTATGCTTTATGATAAAGGCAAGATCAATGGTGTTCTAATTGTGGCACCAAAAGGTGTTATTAAAACTTGGTATGAACAAGAAATCCCCATACACATGCCTAGCCATGTTGAACATACCGACATATTGTGGCAATCATTAATTAATAAAAAACAACAAAAAGAACTGGATAAATTATTTCAACCTGGAGAAGATCTTCATATTTTAATTATGAATGTTGAGGCTTTTTCTACTAAAAAAGGTGTGGAGTTTGCAGCTAAGTTTTTAAGATGTCACAGAACTATGATGGCTGTAGATGAATCTACCACTATTAAGAACCCGGACGCTAAAAGAACTAGACATATTTGTTCTTTAGGGGAATATGCTAATTACAGAAGAATACTTACAGGTTCTCCTGTGACTAAATCTCCACTAGACTTATACAAACAATGTGAATTTTTAAAAAAGGAACTATTGGGTCATACCTCTTATTATACTTTTAGAACTAGATACGCTGTGATGAGAACAGCTAATTTTAGCGGAAGATCGGTACAGATTGTAGTGGGTTATCAACATTTAGCTGAGTTATCAGAAAAATTAAAACCATTTTCACATAGAGTATTAAAAGATGATTGTTTAGACCTTCCAGAAAAGACATATATAAAGAGAATTGTTCAACTAACTCCAGATCAACTTAAGATTTATAAACAAATGAAGGTTTTAGCGCTTGCTCAAATGAATGGTAAAATGATGAGTACAGCTACCGTTCTTACTCAATTAATGAGATTACAGCAGATAACGTGTGGACATTTTACCGCAGATGATGGCACATTCCAGGAAGTGGACTCTAATAGGCTACCAGAATTAATGGATGTATTAGAAGAAATAGAAGGAAAAGTAGTTATATGGGCACATTGGCAAAGAGATGTTAATAGGATAATCCGGGAGATTTCGAAAAAGTTTGGCGAAAATAGTTTCGTGGATTATTTTGGTTTAACCCCTATGTCGGAGCGTCAAAAAAATATCGAAAAATTCCAGAATAACCCTGAATGTCGTTTTTTTATTGGTACTACCCAAACCGGTGGTTATGGTATCACCCTAACTGCAGCATCTACCATGATATATTATTCTAATGGTTATGACCTGGAGAAGAGACAACAATCTGAAGCAAGGATAGATAGGATTGGACAAAAATATCCAATGACATACATAGACATTATGTGTGAAAAAACTGTTGATGAAAGAATTGTTAAAGCTTTAAAAGAAAAAGTTAATATTGCTTCTCAAATAATGGGCGAAGAATTAAAAGCCTGGATCTAACTAACTACTTTTCCGCCGGACCATTTCATATCTGGAAGACCGTTTTCGTAGCTTCTTCCATCATAAGTGAGTACTTGTTTTCTATTAGATCCTTTTTCATTATAGCTGACATGCACCCAGCCACCTGCTGGATCGTCTTTTTTATAGAACTCGAGAATTAATTGATCAAAGTCTACGTTTGCTTGAAGCCAGTAAGCAGTTTGAATATTTGGAACACCTGCTATTTCGAAGTCAACCGCTTGGCCTTTTGCATGTTGCGACGTTTTTTTGCTGCCGATCGCTTCACAAAGTGCTTCCGATCTGTAGCCAGAGGTAATAGTAATGGGTTTATCAAACTTCGCACGAACCGGTTCCAAAATTTCATAACATACGTTCTCCAAATTTTTAATATCTCCTGCTCCTGGTGAATTGTCAATACCCTTACGGGTAGCGGTCATTGATTTAGTAAATTCCTCTAGCTTAAAGTGTTTGGATAGTTGCATGGTCCCCCGAGTGTTATAAGATTAGTTTTTAAAGAAAAAGAATGCAGAGCCGATGATTGAAAATATAATAAATAGAAGAGCGCCTGCCCCTTTGCCACGGTTCATGAAAGTTTTAAGTTCTTTAATATCTTTACCCATCTCATCGATTCTTTTGAATAGTGTTTTCATACGGTCCGCACAGATCTTCTCATGATATGAGATTCGCAGATTTGTATCTGCTGTTACTTGAGCCTGTGTCTTACGAGTTTTTTTCATTAAGTCCTTGCGGCAATAATTTTTTCACTTGGAGATAGTACTGCTTCTTCTGTCTCTGTCAAGTTTGTTATTGGATCTTTTTGCATTGTATTAGTTGCCATTTTAACAGGCATTGGAGTGTTTCCTAATGGCGGTGTAGGTGCTTTAGCTTTGTCTTCCCACCAAGGTTGTGCACCTTCTTTAGGAGGTTCTATTTTTTTAGGATCAGGTTGTACCCATTCTTCAGCATCGAGAGTCCAGTCGGAATTTAAAGGAGTGTCGGCCATGATCTCATATATATTTCCTAATATTTCTAATGTTGTTTCATCCAGTGGGTTTCTGATTCCATGGTCTTCTGCCAAACTTTGAAAAGATTCCTTCGCTCCTTCAGTAACTTTAAAAGGTTTGAATGTATTCTCTGTAATCATTTCATAATCTTTTAACTGATTTCTTTTATCAAACCATACTCTTAATTCTTCATCGCTATAGCCAAGAAGTTTAGCAGCATCAATTTTTCTTCTCATCTTACTGTACTCTTGAAACTTTATTCTGTTACCATAAATAAATTTTTTAATGATGTCATTAGAATCTACTGGATCTCCAGTTCTTAGTCCTTCGTACAACATCCTACTTGTTAGACGTTCATTCTGTAATATAAATTCATTAATAAAAAAATTCATTGATTTTTTAACATCGATAGGTGCAGGTCTTGCGCCAATGAATCCTAATAATTCATCCGGTACTTCGTATTGAACTCCCTTCATCGTTTCATCCATAACAGCTGCGTACAATCTTCTAACCTGAACCTGTGAGAAAGGAGCCATCGTTTTCGTTAAATAAATAATTGACTTTTGCATTTTTATTCCAA